TCTAATGTACTCAAAGCCAGTGGGAGGATTCCCACAAAACAAAGAGCGATTGCCTGCCAGGTGATACCGTGAATGACGATCTGTTCACACGCCGTTGTGACGATTAGGCCGCCCATTGTATTCTTGGTGGACCATCGTAAACGGTTGCCGCTGGCGTTGGCTACCGCTTCCGTCGCTTTGCTCGCACCTCTGATGACTTTGCCGATGCCCTCGCGCATGCTTACAGCAAAAAGGTGTATTTGTCTTTCACGACAAAACATGGGCATGCCTTATTGGCAAACTCATTATGTCCGTGTATCGTCATATACCCGAACACCATGCGCAGCGAATGCACCAGCTTCAGCCATGCAATTTCTTGGTGCATGGTCATGGTATCGGTGGCCTTGCCATTCACCAACCCGCCGATGTAGCAAATGCCTACGGTGTCAGCGTTATGGCCTTTTACGTGTGCGCCCTGTTCGTCTATCGGTCGGCCCTGGTGTATGGTGCCATCACGATAAATGACGTAATGGTAGCCGATGTCCCTCCATCCTCGGTTTAGGTGCCACCGCCGGATTTGGTCTACCGTGTAGTCTTTGCCGTCTTCCGTAGCGCTGCAATGCAGCACGATGCGTTTTAAGTCTCTCATTACTTCGACTTACGCTGTATGACATACCATTGGCCGTCATAGCACAGCACCGCAATACCGTCGTAATCGCGGTCCATGGCAAAGCTGGTCAGGCCGTCGATGCGCACGCCTGCTGTTTGCTCATCGCTGGACAACGTAACGCGGTAGTTCTTGTTGGCCGTAATTGTACCGTCACTCTTAAACCTGAACATGCGCCCTTCGTTCTCTGCGGCGCGCGGCAATATGATGTTGCCGGTCCCGTTGGCCGTGTCAACGTAGGTATTCATATACATATACGTCTGATGCTCCGACTCGATTGTATACGTCGCGCCGCCGCTATGCTCAATCAATTTGACTGTATGGAACAGCGGGCCAACACTTGACGCCGTATTAGTCGCACGTCCAGCGCTGAAATTGTCCGGGTATTGACCCGCTACTAGCTTCGGTTGTTGCACTTGACTGGTGACCGTTGTCAGGCTGCTTTGTATTAGGTCCATTGTGCCACCGCGCAAAGTGCCGTCTGCGCGTGGCGGATCGTCAGCGCTGGTAATGCTGCCGCTGTCAAATGCGATTTTGTAGCGCTCCACCGTTGTTTCGCGCATATTCATTACGGTGCTTAATTGAAACGGCAAGTAGTATTCGCTGTCTTCCTCCATCGTGTGCCACATCTCAATGAGGCCGTACACCGTACCGCGATGAATTTTAGTAGCAAACTTTTGGCGGGCCAGCGCTTCGTTGACGCCCAGCCTGTGAATGGGCAGCGGTCCGGCCGTCTGTGATGACTTCCAATCGTTTTCAGCTAATGGGAACAGGTGCCGCAACTTGCCCTGGGCGCTGTAAGCGATGTTGTCACCAAACAACACTTCACCCTGATCTACGACCAGCACGTTATCACTGCTGTGCGTCGCGCGATAGGTCACCAGGTCGTTGTTGCTTCCGTTGCCATCGACTACCTCTACGCCAAAATCAATGAAAAAATCTTCGCTAGTGTATGCGCTAGTAATGTTTGTTGGTGGATCGTCCTCGTTATAAAATTTGACGACAGCTGTGCAGTCCAAACCTACCTGTTCGGATGGCAGTTCGTCAGTCACGAAGCTGTACGACGTGTTAATGTTGGCGCCGTTGCTGCGATCGAACCCGGCCATGTCAATCACATACCTATCGCTGCTGTCTGTAGTCCATTCTTCAGGCTGGTAATACTTGGTACCAACCTTGAAATATATTTCTACTTCTACGTGTACTCTTGACGCCGGAAGACCAAATAAAAACGTTGCATCTGGCGACACTTGAAACTCTACAAAGCCACTAACGCGAAAGCGTGTGCCGGTCTCGTAGGTGCGATCCGTGTCAGCTAGGCTTACGTTGGTTCCGCTGGTTACTACGGTGTCATCATTGCCGCGCACAATGAACATGTTACCGTTGTATCGTCGCGTGCGCTGCACACTCAGCACGGGCGGCAAGTGCGTAAACGTATGGCCGGCCAGCTTGTTGTAGTCCGTTCCGCTCTCCTGCTCTGCTGCGTTGTTGAATGCAATTTGATCAAAGGCGCCAAACGTGACCGCATCGCCGTCCTTATCGTATTGCTTCACCTTACTGCCTAATACCTCAGCGTCTGAAATGCGTTTGTGAACGTTTAATGGCCAGAACCACCAAATACCTTCACTCAAAAAAACGCGCGCATTAAATGCCGTTGCAAGGCTGCGCAGGATGTCGAAACAGCTATATGCCTCCGATGCTCCGTCATCAGATATTTTCAGCGGTGTTTGCGCAATGATGTCGGCTAGTGGGTCGGTGTCATCTTCGGTGCTGGTTAACTCCGTGTCATTGACATACCGTAAAATCACTTCCGTATCAGCCCATCGGCTATACGTGCGCAGGGCGCCTAGGCATCGAATAATTTGGTTTTTGACGCTTAGGCCGGCGCCAACGTCGCCCAGGCTTTCGCTGAAATCGATGTCTTTTAGGTTGCCGATGTCATCGCTGGCAGTAATGCGCACCGGTGTCGGCATCGGCTCGTCGTTGCGCTCCACCTGTTCGGCCATGATCACGCCGCGCCAGTACAAAGTGTTGGAGCCGTCCGGATCGCGATAAACCTCCAATAGCAAACGGCCTTCCGGAAAGCTGTAGAGAAGGTCTAGCGTTTGCGTATGGTCGGCGCTGTTCTCATACAACGTGAATTCCACGCTGCTGCCAATAATCGGCTGGTGCGCCTGTTCGTTGTTGCCGTTGTACGATATGACGAAACCTTCGCTGCCTAGCACAAACGACGCTTTATTCGCTTGGTTCCAGGTGACGTTGGTGTCATAAATAGACACTCTCCAGTCGGTGCCTTTATCGTCCGTGAATTCGCTGTATAGTCGTTCTCCAGCCATTAGAAACCTCTTATTCGGTTACGGTCAATGTTTGCACGTTCGCTGCTAATTAGGATGTCCCGACCGTCAAGGCGTCCGGTCACCGTCACGTTGCCGCCGCCAATCATGCTTTGCAATTTGTCCAGCGGTGCGACCACCTCCGGGTTGCTCAAGCTGGTTCCTGGTCCCTCGCCGACCATCGCCAAACTAGCGCCGGTAAAAAGTCCGCCTGACGCCATCTGCGGAATACTGCCAAAGCCTAAACCGCCCATCATAAATTCTTTAAAACCACCAATACCGCTGAGTTTCATCGCTGATGGACCCATAAATATTGACATTGCAGCAAAAGCAGCAGCAAGCGCAATCGCCTTTTTTAGGAGGTCTTCCAACATCTGTTTTAGGACCAAGTGAAATCCTTGGCTTTTGTCTTTGAGGTTGTTAAATGCGGCCTCTGTTAGCTGGCTGGTAATGTTGAACGCCTTGCCAATATTTGCCGCCGCAAAGGCTGCTTTTTCTAGTAACCTGGTGCCCTCTTTTATTCTCTCCTGTTCGTCCTCGTCAAATACTGCTTCCTCAAATTCGTCAAACGGAATTTCTTCAATCTCTCCGCTCATTTCACCGTATGCACGGCGCAACCCTTCCGACGCTTCTGTTAAATCTTCCGTCGTGACAACGTTTTGGAACGTCGCTTCTTCCAGCGCCTGTTCGGCTTCTGTCAGGCGTGCAGATTCGTTAAACCTTTCTTCGAATTCTTTCTTCCTTTGCGCTCTGTCTTTGTCCTTGTCTCTTGCCGTTGGGCCTGTAACAACTCGCGTTGGTTTCCCTTGATGAACTCTGGTTTCATATTCCTCAATCATCAAATCGCCGTGAGCGGCCTGAACGTCTCTTAGTTGGGCTTCAAGTGCTCTAAGGTCCTTTGTTTTTGATTGAACACTTCTCCCGAAATAAACACCTCCCTGTGCTAGGGTGCGTTCTTGATCTGCAATGCTCTCTTTTGTGTTTTTAATCTCTTGGCGTATCTCTTCCTGGAGCTTTTTGTTGGCGTCTATGGCCTTAGTTAGACTAGCCTGTTTTTCCTGTTTGTCAAGGTGATCAAGACTTGCTATTAGGTCATCAGTTTCCTCGCGTGCGGATTTCGTTTCTGATGCATACGATACAATAGCGACAGTCAAAGCAATTACGGCAGCCGCAGCCAGCACGTAAGGGTTGGCCAACATCACGACATTCAGCGAGGCCATAGCGCCGGCCGCATTAATTAAGGCACCGACTAACAGCATAACAGGACCAGCCATTGCGGCAATTCCTCCCAAAACGATAACCAGCTTTTTCTGACCGTCGCTGAGATTGGCAAAGCGGTCGGCCAATGCTTTAATTTTTGGAATTAGTGGCTTGATCATGTCGTTGATCAGTGCACCAAACTGTTCGCTTACATCACCCAGCGTATTTTTCAGCTGTGTGAACGGTCCCATTCCCGCCGCAGCTGCTGCCTCTGCACTACCGCCGTATTGCTTTTCGAGTTCTGCAAGAATCATGGATTGAGCCTCAGCCATGTTTCCAGACTCCACAAGCGCGTTAATCACTTCCTTCTGATCCTCGCTGAACTGTATGCCGGCGCGGCTCATGGCCGACAAATTCTTAACCGGGTCATTAAGCGCCTTACCCAGCATGATGCTGGCGCTCTTTAAATCACCGTCTAACCTGGTGGCAAGGTTCAACGCCGATTCTTGCGCCTGCGCAAATTGATCGCCGGCAATATTGGTAAACGTCAGCAGCTGCGCAGTTGCATCCTTTAGAATAACCTCATCACCAAACAGCGTTTTACTCTGCAAGTCGCTGGCCATCTTTTGCAACTGCTGAGACGTAAACCCGACGGCAGCACCGGTAGACTTTAGGCCCGCTTCAACCTGTGCGATGGCTTTGCGCTGTTTGTCAAACGCGCTTAAACTGACGGCAGCCATACCCACCAAAGGCGCGGTGAGTGACATCGTTAGGTTTTTACCTAACTGCGTGGCCATTTTGCCTATTTCACCAAAATTGCGGTTAAAGTTGGCGCGCGTGCTGCGCAAGTCGCTGTTCAGCTTACTCAGTCCGCTTTTACTTAGTCCAATTGTGACTTTTAAGTCCTTAAGCTTTGCCATTTGTTGCGCTCTTTAGTGCGTTCTTAAGCAGCTGGTTGTTGCCCTTGTGCTTAGGTTTTTTCTCCCAAGGAAAGGTAGCTATATCCTGCGGCTTGATTGATTGCCCTTTTTTAGCATGCGGCGACAATAGCAGCGCACCTAGCCAGCGCATACGCTCCCATTCTGATTGCTGTCTACGTTCCTCCAGGTTAAAGAATCCTTCCGCCGCAAGTTGGAAGTCTATAAACGTCATATCATAAAACGCAGTAGGGCTGAGCCGTAATTGGCCCAACCCTACCTTAATACAATCCTCAAGCGTTACCGCTTTACCCTTAGCTTTTTTTTTCCGTGCCGCCGCCCAGCATTTCAGTCACGCTTTCAGCCAATGCGGGCAAGTCCGTCAGATCAATCAACCCTAGGAAGTCATTCAGGTTGTATTTGAACGGAATGCCGGCATGCTTCGCGCCGCTCTGCGACATGAAATACACTAACGTGCCAACCGTCAACAGGTCGCTTTCGTCTTGCAACTTGTGCAATTCGATACCTGCTTCCTTTTTGGCGTTAGCCAAGGCGCGCATATCGCACCGCAAGGTGAATTCCTTGCCCGAAAGTGTCAACTTCATTAAGCGACGGTCTCGGTGATGGCGCCGGTGATCTCGAACGTGGCGCTGTACGTTACGTTGTCCTCGGTCGCTGCGCTGACTTCCAAGCTGGTGCAGAACGCGCTGCAGCTATAGTTGTAGTCGTCGGAAGCAGCATCCAAACCAAAGACAATGGAAACGCTGGACCGCCCATCGAGCACAGCAAACAGGTCGGAACCAGCACCGCCGGCGCCGTCATCGTCTACCAATCCGCTAACGCTGATGCTGCCGGAGCGCACGCCTTCGAGCAGTTCACGGTAACCAAGGCTGTCTTTTGTTGTGATGTCGCGCGTCTCCATGCTGATGGAAATGCTGCCTTCCGTCTGATCGGGCAGAACGGTGCCGCCGATGCTGAGCAGAAATACTGTGCCATTTATAATGCCGGCCATTACTCTTTGTCTTTTGTGTTGTTCGCGATAATAGCATTTACAAGCAGATCCACGTATGAAAATACCCGGTCGTCTTTAATGCTGGGAGTCAGGTTCACCACCACTTTAACGAACATCAAGAACGCCAGCAGCAATTCAGCCCAATTTGAAAGGAGAAAATCCATGAGGCCAATTTAGATAGAATCGCCGAACCATCCCGCCGATTCGGCTTCCTCTTGCGTCAAAATTTCTGAGTCGCTCGGCATCAGGTAGGAGAATAGCACAACGTCGCTGGTTGCGATGTAGTAAGTCATGGCGCTACGTTCCTCATGCGTCAGCTGTGGGAACAACGACACCAGGGCAGTAACGTCGCGTTGTGGGTGTACGGCAATCGACAGTTCAGTATCTCCAACGCACGCCCATTGGCCTGTTGTTGGGTGCTCAATACACGCCAGCAGCATCGTGGAAATCCGCCCTGGTTCGTGGAGGTGCTTCGGGAACTTCAGGTTGTACAGTTCGCGGCTGATGCCTTTGGCGCGTTGCTCGCTGGTAAGGTTCAGGCGCGCGGTTACGGGAAGGTATACGGTAGCCATTAGGTGTATATGCTGAAGTAGGTGTTTATGTCAGTCTCGATGCCGGTGCGATTGCTGGATTCGTCTGATTCATAAATGATTAATTCTTGTATCGTGGCCGTGATGTTCTGGCTGCTTTCTTTCCAGCCACCTATGACTGAAGTAGTATTCGCTGTGTAAATGGATCCGCTTTGCAGCGTTTGCGCGGCACTATTGCGATACAGCTCAGACTGATTTAAAAAATAATCTAATGACTGACCTGTTGTGGTTGGATAGTTATCAGCACGTTGCACCGATGCAGTTCCGTTGATTAGGTGCGCGATTTTGTAGCCGCTACCGCCTGACTGATTATATCCAATCCCACGCGCTTTGTAATGAAAGCCATTTTGAAATGTATTTGGATATGTAGCAAAGCCACGAACAAAAAATGCCGTGAAATTCGTTACCGTTCCCGTCACGCTAATATTTAAGGCGTTTGTCCCGTCAAAGTCTAACGCCGGCTCATTGTTCTCGGTAACCACCGCCTGAGTGGTACCGTCGTAGATTTTGGGCTGTGAGGTAGTCGTCGATTGGTCGGCGTCGTTGCCGTTTCCTGACTGGTCAACCCAGCTTACTACGAATCCGTTCGCGGTGCCGCAATGGGACGCGATGGCCGCCAAATCCAAATCTCCATTGGAGTCGTATCCGATGTCCGTCTCCGTATCGCCTGAGTCCTCACGGATGCGCATGAGGTTCGTAGCCGAGGACGCAATGCGCCGCACCGAATACCCCGCAGCCGCGCCCGTATAGGT